ATGCGCTATTTGGAGAAGGCTCAAGCTTTGATGTACGACAAGATGGGTATTCATGAATTTGAAACAGAGGTTAGTGCGATTACCCTCTCCGATCTTGATGGAATTACCCTTGGCACATCAGGTGGGCTTGAGCCACCTGATGGTACCAGAATCAAGTTGCCCTCCGGAGAGTCTGTTAAGGTGTCGGCTTCTGGACTGAAAATAACTAAACTTGAATCAGATCTTGAAAATGTTTTAAATTTCCTTGAGCATGGCGAGGAATTTCTTGTTTCTTATTCGAACACTCTCAAAGATGAGGTCTTTCATAGTGGAGGTTCGAAGCAAAAAGATGATGTACAATGGTCTGAATTCCTGGATAAAGTTCGTGTTTTTACTGTCCCCAATAGCCCATTACTCATAGCTAATCGTTTGGTTACCCGCATCCGGCACATGAAGGAGCGGGGTCTCATATGTATTGGTCATAAGTGGAACAAGGGGGGCTGGGATCGTCTAGCTCGTATACTTGGTGTTACTCGTGAGATGGCATTCTGGCTAATACTTGTGGAGGGGGATATTATAAAATTGGATCAGTCTATTTATGCTGTCTTCGTGAAGATTTATTATTCTTGGGGTCTAGTTCATGAGATCCAAGGTTCAATTGCGTATGCCATGAAAAAAATGTTACTGGGTTTTGTTTGTAAGAATGTCGTTACTCGGCTTACTCGGGTCTTCTGTGATCTCTGGGAAATACTTTATGGTAAGGTTCCCTCTGGCATTCTAGATACATCCCATATGGACTCATATGTTAAACTTCTTTGGTTTTTTTTATTTTGTGTTCACACTATTTCGATGGCCCCAAAGGACAAACGTCGAGGTTTGACAGACTATCTCGCAGCAATAATAATTATGATAGTTTATGGGGATGATTTTCTTTATAATAAAGGCAATCATGCCGAATATTCAGTTTATTTTAGTGGCCAGGCGTACTCTGACTGGTTGAAGAAATATCTAGATGTTGGTATGCGTGATCTTCGTGATGGTGCGTCCTTGTGTTCACTACATCATAATGGCTGGTTTACTCATAAGGGTGCTTCGTTCTTAAAGATGTACTGTGTCTTGAACGAAATGTGGACTAAAACCAATGGGCAGTGTATCTTTCTCCCTTTTAGAGAGACTCGTGAGTATGTTATGCGTTGCTTTAATGGTAGGGAGCCGAAGAATCGAGATATTCTAGATATGCTCCTTTCATCTATAGCTCATGCATATGGGACCTACGGATCGAATATGGATGCTTATTTGTGGCTCATGTCCTTTTATGAGTCACTTATTTATGAGAACAAGTTGCTTGAGGTCTCAGCTATTGATGATGTTGTTGCCCGTCTCTCAGCTAAGGATCTTAAGCAGTATCGGATGTTGGGAATGGATCTGGATGACATAAAGTCAGGATTTCCTACTGTTCGAACTCTACGGGAAAAAAACATCTGGGATGAGAATTACCATTCAATCACTTCGTATGAAATGACTTCTTCGTATGAGGCCGATTGGGCCTATGATTAAAACGGTCTTAATTTCAATGAGGATTATGGCGATGCCTCGTAAAATATTTCGTCTTGAAATAAAATAAAATAGTGAGTGGTGAAAATCCACTCCATTCAAAAAATCCCTTTGGTGGGATGAGAAAAAAAAAAAAAAAAAAAAAAAA